AGGTGTATCACTTCGCTCATTTTGTACAAACAATAATGCCGCTTATGTTGCTGCGGAACACACTTATGGCGATGTAAGTTACAATGGNCATGCCAGAAAGGATGAATCATACCGAAATGATATGACTAATTTTGGTATCTTAATGGAAATTAAAGATATTGACAAGCCTTTTGACTGGTCTCGTGAAGCCGTTAAAAAATTACAAAAAAATGGAGTTGGTACTTTTTACTCACCTAACCACCAAAGAACTCCTTCTACAACATCTGAAGGGGATTATGTTGGGTGTGAAATAGTAGACACTATTCAACCATTGTATGACTCAATAGGAGATTATGCTTTATACATTGAAGATTTTATTGAAGATATGAAAAAAGTGTTCCCAACATTAGGAAATGATTGGGGCATTTACATGCCAGAGGTTAAATATTTATCACCTGAACCTTTAGTTAACTACGATGATTTAAGTCTAACTAGGTTTCCTAATGTACATTTTGTAGGTGATGCATTGTCAGCAAGAGGAATAACAGTATCTGGAGCACAGGGTACACTAGTAGCAGAACAAATTATAATATTAGATAAAGAAATAAACGATTTTCTAAATGATCCTGCTAATAACCAGGAACCACATGAAATGGGAGATACACATGAATATATTAAAGGGGGCTTAACATATAATAAGAATAAATAAATAAATAAAATATAATGGCAATTTCACCACAATCGATAAGAAAGGGTGTTCAAGTAAAATTTGATGATGTTGTAGTAGATAAAAAAACTATAATAGAACAAAGTGAATCTTGGACTGAAAACCAACAAACATTATTTAAGAAATTTCTTAAACAAGGAGGAAAGTGTAAAATACAAGGTGTTAAAATTGAAGTTACACCTCAACATGAAGTTCTTACTTCAAAGGGAGAAAAACCAAGTGGTAAATTAGTTGCACCCGGAATTGATCAAAGATTTTAAAAAAAAAGTATGAAAATAACACAAGAAGAAATAGAAGGTATGGGCAAATGGCTCAATCCTAAAACAAAAATAAGAACAGTTTCTAAAATAGAAGAAGATGGAACAAAAACAATAGCAAAAGTTTTAGATTTTGGTTATAAAGCAGTTTTCCATGATGAAGAAGGTCCTGCATTAATTAATAAAGGACAAAGAAGAAAAGAATACTATTTAAATGGTATTGAGTATGATTATGAAACATGGAATGAGATGATGCAACATAAAGAAGGATTACCTTGGTATAAAACAGCAGTAGGAAAAGGAACATCAAGACATTAATATATGAAAATAGGATTTTGTGGAACAATGAGTGTAGGAAAAACTACACTAGTAAATGCTTTAAAAGAACTACCTGAATTTAAAGATTATAATTTTAGGACAGAACGATCAAAACATTTAATGAAAATGGGAATACCCTTAAACACAGACAGTACGTTAAAAGGACAATTGGTTTTTGCGTCTGAAAGAGCAGCTGAATTAATGCAAGAAAAAATTATAACTGATAGAACAATAATTGATGTTATGGCTTTTTGTGATTTATCTAAATCTATAGACTCAGCACATAAATTTTATTTAAATGCAACTTTATCTTATCTTATAGATGAATATGACATTTTATTTTATGTTAGTCCTGAGGGAGTTGAAATTGAAGACAATGGAGTTAGAGAAACAAATGCAGAATATAGAGATGCTATAGATAAAAAAATTAAATCAATTGTACAGATGCATAGAGGCAGTGCTATTACAATTAGTGGTACTGTAGAAGAACGTATAGAGCAGGTTAAAAATGCAGTAATCCAATATGTATAACATATAATATGGCACAAGCAAGTATAAAACAAATCATAAAGCAAGAGTACATTAAATGTGCTCAAGATCCTGTCTACTTTATGAAAAAATATTGCTACATTCAACACCCTACAAGAGGTCGTGTTCAATTTAATCTTTACCCCTTTCAAGAAGCTACATTAAAATTACTTCAAAAAAACGATAGAAGTATCATATTAAAATCTAGACAGTTAGGTATTTCAACATTGTCAGCAGGTATTTCTTTATGGATGATGTTATTTCAAAAAGATAAAGCCATATTAGTTATTGCAACTAAACAAGACACAGCAAAAAACTTAGTTACAAAGGTAAAATTTATGTATGATAATTTACCTTCATGGCTACAGATTGGATTTGTAGAAAATAATAAATTAGCATTACGGCTTAAAAATGGATCTCAAATTAAAGCAGTGTCAGCAGCAGGTGATGCTGGTAGATCAGAAGCAATTTCTTTATTAATTATTGATGAGGCAGCTTTTATTGAGACTAATAAAATAGATGAAATTTGGGGTTCATCACAACAAACATTATCAACGGGTGGTAAAGCAATAGTTTTATCTACACCTAATGGTACGGGTAATTTCTTTCATAAAATGTGGATTAAAGCACAAGAGGGAAGAAATGGTTTTACTCCAATTAAATTGCCTTGGACAGTACATCCCGAAAGAAACCAAGATTGGAGAGACAAACAAGATGATGAATTAGGTTTAAGAATGGCAGCACAGGAATGTGATTGTGATTTTTCTACTTCTGGTAATACAGTGTTTGATGTTAATCTTTTATCTTATTATGAAAAAACAACTGTATGTGAACCTGTAGAGAAAAGAGGCATAGATGGAAGTTTACACATTTGGGAATATCCAGATTATACACGGAAATACTTAATTGTAGCTGATGTTGCTAGAGGTGACAGTAAAGATTATTCTGCTTTTCACATTATAGACATTGAAGAGGCCAAACAAATTGGTGAATTCAAGAGTCAAATTGGAACTAAAGAATATGGTCATATGTTAGTTGCAATTGCAACCGAATATAATAATGCATTACTTGTAATTGAGAATGCTAACATAGGATGGAATACAATTCAGGTAGTAATTGATAAGGGATATAATAACTTATATTATTCACCTAAGGGTGATGCAGGTACAAGTGCAGAAGCATTTTTAGCTAAAGGGTATGACGTAACAGACACAACAAAAATGGTTCCTGGTTTTACAATGAGTATGAAAACACGACCCCTGGCAATAGGAAAGTTAGATGCTTATTTAAGAGAAAAATCAGTAGTAATTCAAGGTCATAGAACCATGGAAGAAATGCGTACTTTTATTTGGAAAAATGGAAGAGCAGAAGCACAAGGGGGATATAACGATGATTTAGTTATGTCTTTGGCAACAGGATGTTATGTAAGAGACACAGCATTAAAATTTGCCCAACAAGGAATAGATTTAACAAATGCCACATTAAGAAATTGGCAAACAAATTCACCTGGTATTTACACAGGAGGTACAAATAAAAAAGACTCAGGTTGGTCTCAAGATATGGGTGAACATGGTGACCAAGATTTGACTTGGCTTCTTTAATATATTTATAACAAACAAAAAATAATGGCAGACACTAGTTTATTTACAAGATTACAAAGACTTTTTTCAAGTGATGTAATAATCCGTAACGTTGGAGGAAAGAAATTAAAGGTAATGGACACAGGCAGGATCCAAAAATATGGAAACTTAGCCTCTAATTCATTATATGATAGATTTACACGTTTGCATAAACCTGTAGGATCATCATTACAGTATAACCCTACACTGAATTATCAATCAATGCGACTTCAGTTGTATAGTGATTATGAGGCTATGGATCATGACCCTATTATTGCAGCTGCGCTTGACATTATGTCTGATGAAACAACTTCAAGAAATGAATATGGACAAGTTTTAAATATTAATTCTAATGATGAAAATATTAGAAAAGTATTACATAATTTATTTTATGACGTATTAAATGTAGAATTTAATCTTGCTACTTGGATTAGAAATATGTGTAAGTATGGAGATTTTTATCTTAAATTAGAAGTATCTGAAAAATATGGAGTTTATAATGTTATACCACTTTCAACATATGAAGTAGTAAGAGAAGAGGGAACAGACCCAGAAAATCCATCTTACACTCGTTTTACCATGGACCCTAATGGTTTAGCTAGTGGTGCGACTAACACAATTAGACGAGATCAATTTCAACTAGAAAATTACGAAGTTGCCCATTTTAGATTACTTACAGATTCTAATTATCTTCCTTATGGTAGATCATATCTCGAACCATCTCGTAAAGTATTTAAACAATTAATGTTAATGGAGGATGCTATGTTAATTCATAGAATTATGAGAGCACCTGAAAAAAGAACATTTTATGTTAATGTAGGAGCTATACCACCAGAACAAGTAGAACAGTTTATGAAAGAAACTGTTAATAAAATGAAAAAAACACCCTACATTGACCAAAACACGGGTGATTATAATTTAAAATATAACATGCAGAATATCTCTGAGGATTTTTACATTCCAGTAAGAGGTAATGACAATTCAACTCGAATTGAAAGTACTAAAGGATTAGATTATGATGGTACAAATGATATTGAATATTTAAAAAATAAAATGATGGCTGCTTTAAAAATTCCAAAACCGTTTTTAGGTTATGAGGAAGGAGTAGAAGGAAAGTCAACATTAGCGGGTATGGATGTTAGATTTGCACGAACAGTAGAACGCGTTCAAAGAATTGTAGAATCAGAATTAACAAAAATAGCATTAGTACATTTATATTCTCAAGGATTTACAGACGAACAATTAGTTGATTTTTCTTTAGAATTAACAACACCATCTATTATCTACGAACAAGAAAAAGTAGAATTATTTACAGCTAAAACAGCTGTTGCTAAGGAAATGATAGATGGAAAATTATTTAGTAAAGATTGGGTGTATGAGAATGTGTATGGTTTATCCCCTGACCAATATCAGTCAGAAAAAGACCATTTAATAGAGGATGCTTTAGATGCTTTTAGACTTTCTCAACTTGAAAACGAAGGAAATGATCCAACAGAATCAGGTATATCTTATGGTACTCCTCATGATTTAGCTTCATTGTATGGTAATAAAAGAGACAAACAAGTAGGACCAGCTCAAGTACCAACAGGGTATGATGAAAAAGATCCAGGACGTCCAACTGAAAGACCCCAAAATTATGGCTCTGACAAAAGTAATTTTAGTAGAGATCCACTAGGTAAAGAAGGACAGTCAACATCTGGTCCTTCAAAACCATCAGAAGGTAATAAAATTTCAACATTTGAAGTTAAAAACATTAAACAATCTCTTCAGAAACTTCGTAATAAAAAACAAATTTTAAAAGAAGAAGACGAAAATGGTCTTTTATCTGAAAAAAACATTAAGCCTCAAAAATAGTTTTATATTTATATATAGATAAATTCGAATTTACAAACAATGAAAGTAAAACATTCTAAGTACAAGAATACTGGAATTTTATTTGAACTCCTTACTAGGCAGTTGACTTCAGATACCATTACTGGAAATCAGTCAAACTCCTTATCCTTTTTAAAAAAACATTTTAATTCTAAAACTGAATTATTAAAAGAATATAAAATATATCATACTTTAGCTACTCAAAAGTATAATAAAGATAGTAAGGCTACAATGTTAATTGATACGTTGTTAGAAGCTCATAGAAAGTTAAATAAAAGTCAGTTAAGAAGAGAAAAATATAATTTAATTAAAGAAATTAAACGTACGTATAACGTAAATAACTTTTTTAAAGCAAAAATAACTGATTATAAAGTAATGGCATCTATTTTTAATTTAATTGAAAATAGAGAAGCTACCCCTTTATCCATTATTAGTTCTAAGGTCACTCTTTTAGAACATATCACAGAAAAACCAACAGCTGTTAAAAAAGATGTTGTTTTAGAAAATTTTATTAAACAGGATAAAAATACAAGATTACTTACCTATAAAGTTTTACTTGAAAAGTTTAACAGTAAGTATAGTGGGTTGCAGGAAAATCAAAAAACATTACTAAAAGAATATGTTAATAGTGTTACTAATAGTCCCGCTCTTAAGTCTTATATCAACCAAGAAATTAAAGAAGTTAAAAAAGAAATTACAATATATTCTAAAAAAGTTGATGATAAAGCAGTGTCTATTAAATTAAATGAGACTAAAGGAATGCTTAAACCACTATGTAAAAAATCATCAGTGCATGATGATAATGTTATTAACTTACTTAACTATTATGAATTAGTAAATGAGTTAAAAACAATTCATGGTTAGTCTTACTGAAATATATAATATAAAAGAATCTTCTTTTGAAAGATTACAAGAATTAAAATCTAATAGAGATCCTGCTAGAGGAAATAAGGGTAAAAATAGAGAAAAAAACTTTAAACTAGTTTCTAGAGGAATAGACCCAGAAACTGGAAAAGATACTTCTGATGTAGTATATGAAAAATCTATGTCAAATGCTTTTAAAGATTTATATGCAGAAGCACAAGATTTTGAAATATTAGCTGAAGAAAATCCAGACGATTTAGTAATATATAAAATGTCAGAAGAACTAACAGAAATGGTTAAAGATTTTAGAACCCATATAAGAAACAATTATCCTGAAGAACATAAAAAAATAGAAGAAGCAAACGTAACAGGAACAGGTACTTCAATTAGTACAGGTAATAGTCCAGCTTATGCTACACCTAAAGCTTTTGGAAAAAAGAAAGATAAA